GAGATTCAGTTCTCATTCTTTGCAGGTAAGAAAGGGCAATCGTCCAACCTTACATTGAAATCCACAGTCGGCGATGCTCGACTCTATCAGGTGTGCGCGGTATACGATGAAAAAGACGCATAGTCCTATCATAAGCTTCATGGATCGGTTTGATTTGACTGCATCCAAGTTGAAGTTTCGCGATCTGGGTGTTGCTTCTGGTAGTCAGCATATCGTACTGAGCTTCAAGGACTTGCAGGAGTCTCCAGTCTATCTGGACTACAATAATCCTGTACCATTGAATAAGTTTTGTACCTTGTACAAGGTCATCAACAAGAGGGGTACCGTCTACGGGTACCTCTTTGTAGTTGACATCACCAAAGTAACGCTCACTGGAAATAGAATGCAAGTCCGTAGTTCTCAGAACGAGACTATGGACTTCGAGCCTGCTCCCATTAGCGACAAAAACGTGCTTATTTATAAAAGCACCTCCGGTTGCACTCTAGTGATAGCGGTCAACCAAGAAGATAACGAGTTCCTCGTTAGGGAGAGATAATGCACCGCGAAGAATTAGATGTATTGAAACGAAAGGTCCGTAAGGATAAGAAGTATCTTGCCTTCAAGGAAAACGTACGGGAGAACCCGAATCTCCAGTTACCGTTTGAATCTCTTCATGCCGAGCTGGATGATATGCACAAGCTTCGTGCCGTTCGTACTCTACGCCGAAAGAGCGATCAGTTCACCCAGAAGTTAATAGATGCAATGATCAACGATGCACAGTACCGCTCTCGTTGTGTTGAAATCTCCGCATCTTGTCTGGCTATCTCTACCACGTTTGAAGAGACGTTGAATAACCTGCGTGATTACCTGATCTACAAGTATTTCTCCAAGTACGTATCGGGACGTGCAACCAAAGAAGAACGACGCCAGTTCATGGAAAGCATCCTCACCACTTTCTACGAATACATACGGCGCGTTAAGCACTTGGAAGAACACACCAAGTTAATCATTAACGACATCGACCAAACCGGATATACGTATCGCAATCTGGTAGAGGCGGTTAAGCTTCTGGGTCGACCGACCGACGTTTAAGGAGTTCCCATGCAAGTGAATCCTATTGAATCGTTTACCGTTCTACTCATAGGTCAGAAAGAAGAGTTACATTGCAACTCAGTGCATGACGTGTTTGAACGTGTCAAGGAAATGCACAACCAGTACGACCTTGACTTGATACTGTCAACAGTAGATAAGGCACTTAGTAAACGCATCCCTGTCCTTTGCTCGAATGTTGAGCGTGTGCTTCCTATTCTGGAAGAGCATCCGAATGCTAGTATCGAATTCATCCCTGTAACCGAAACGATTACAGATGATCTGTTCCGGCAGGCTATGGAGTATTGTAGCACGGATTTGTTCAATGGATTTATAAACATAAACATATTCTTCAACCGTTCGACCCCTGTCGAAGTGGTCGCATTTGACTCTGTTGTTCAGGAGTAAACGTAAATGTCGGAGATAATCGTAAGGGATAAGATATATATACCGATGCAATACCTTTCTGAAAAGAAGGTAAAGAAGGCATTCACGCATCGGTTCTACGATCACTCCGTGTGTCGTCGTTGCGATAACTTTGCCGAACGTCACAACTTCGTGTGTGATAAGTGCGATGCGTACCACGGTACCAACCGTACCTACTCAACTCGCATTGTGGATGACGTTGAGTATATCGGCCTTCCTCTAGGTGAACGTAACAACCTCGAAGACTTCGGTATCGATGCGTCTGACTTTGAACGTATTGATCTGCGTTGTAAGAAGAAGTTTGATATACCTGTAAAGCTTTTGAAGTCATTTCAGCCACGAGATTATCAGAAGAAACCTATCTTGCGTATGGCAAAGAAAGGTTACGGTGTACTGGAAGCTCCGCCTCGTTCCGGTAAGTGTGTCACAGGTGATACTATAATCACTACGATAAACGGGACTCATACATTTGAAACGTTGTTTGAAGGTATTGATCGGCCTGCTTATGGTGAAGAGCAGTACATAGAGCAAGAAGGGCGTATTTTAACCGCTTTCGGTATGCGTGATACGAGCCACATCTATCGTAAGTGGGCAGACAAAACGGTAAGCGTGCGTACTGAGTCAGGCCATGCGATCAGAGGTGTAGAAGAGCATCCTTTACTTGTCTTAACTCCTGATCTAACCTATGAGTGGAAGTATCTTCGAGACATCGAAGTCGGTGATTATCTGTGCATGAATCGTACTAGAAGCCATTTCCCACGCAAACGGGTTAAGTGTGCTTACTTAAATCAAAATGTCCATCTAAATGCGTGCATGAGCACGTACCCTAAAACGGTTGACGAGGATGTAGCCGCACTACTGGGTTACTTGGTGGCTAATGGTTCTTTAGGTAAAGCCGGAGCCCGATTCTCTAGCAACAACGAGGCTGTGCAGAAAGACTTTATACGAGTTTGTGAATCATGTTTCGACAAGACACCTTCGTTGAAACATGGCAATGGTAAGGTAATAGAACTTCACTTGAACGGTGTTGAGCAAATGAAGGTTCTGGCCGCTTGCGGTTTGAAGTTAACGACATCGGCAACGAAAGAAATACCGTTTGCCATTATGCAGTCTCCACGCTCTGTCGTAATGTCATACCTGACTGCTTACTTTAGCTGTGACAGTTCTGTAAGTGGTAGTGGGGTTGGTATAATGTCTGCCAGCCATAAGATGATGAAACAGCTTCAGATACTGATGACCCAATTCGGCCTTGTCAGCTTCAGATACTGCAAACTCAAGAAGGCGACAAACTCAAGAACACCTACGCTTCGCCCTTATTACGGGGTATCTTTTAGAGGTATTGATGCAGATAACTTCCATAGTATCTTCGATTTGAAGAAACCTCAGAACGTCCATCATAGTCGCGCTAGGAGCAATAAGGATTATATACCTTACTTACGTGATCACCTGCGTAACGCACTGACCCCATCTGGGGAAGATTATAGTATATGGCACAAGTGTAAACTTGGGAGAGATCATCACTACCTAGGCTATGAACAGGTCCAATCACTCGATACCGAGTACCTCGCTACTCGCAACACTGAGTTAGCCGCCACGGTAGACCTTATTCGCCGCCGCGATATGTTTTACTCTCCTGTTGTATCCGTTACTGAGAGTAACGTCCGTGAGCTTGTATATGACGTAACGGTACCGGAAGGGCATCACTATCTGGGTAATGGTATTGTCTCGCATAATACACCTATGATGTTGATGCTGTCCGTTCGACACTTCAAGTACCGTACTATTCTTATTGCAGACCAGCGCGAATTCCTCGATCAGTTTCTGGACCATGTGGTAGAGTTCTCTAATCTACCGATGTTACAAGAGCGTACCAAGAAGAAGCTGTTCGGTTATGTTAAGAAGCCGGAAGATTGCAAGCACATGCAGATTGCAGTATGTACTTACCAATCTCTGTTGTCTGAGAAAGGTAAGAAGCTACTCAAGGCGATCAATAAGAACTTCGGCGCAGCGTTTGTAGACGAAGTTCACGCATCCGCGGCGATGGAGTACAGTACCGTCCTAAACAAGCTGAACACTCGCGTTCGTATCGGTGTTACGGGAACACCCGCAAGAAAGGATTCTAAGTATAAAATTGTTGAGCAAGTTATAGGAAAAGTTCAAGCTGTTGCCAAGATCGATCAGTTGCAAGCCAAGGTGTACGTTCATATCCTGGACTACGTTAAAGCCCGTGCTGCTTATAAAGGTAAAGCTGGCTTCGCTCGTTGTACCAAGTTCTTGAGTAAGCACGCCAAACGTAACGCCGAGATTATCGAGTGGGTTCTGAAAGACCTTGAGAAAGGTCACAGCATTGTTATTCCAGTGTACCATAAAGACCAAGTGTTTGAACTCGTTAAGTTGATCAACGATAACTTCGGTCGTACTATCGCAGCCCCGTTCGTTGGCGGTGCGTCCACTAAGGCCGCTAAAGCCGCACGTAGTCAGACGATAGAAGACGCTCGTTCCGGTAAGATTCGAGTAGTGGTAGGTATTCGTAGTTTGATGCAACGCGGTATTAACGTGGAACGCTGGTCCATGTTGTACTGCATTCAGCCTATAAACAATGCGCCGAACTGGAAGCAGGAATCCTCTCGCATACTTACACCGTCTGAATTGAAACGCTCACCTGGTATCCGTTTGTTTGTCGATCCGCACATTCATTTCAGTCTGTCTTGCTTTATAGGTACATATAAGCAAACTGTAAAACTAAAGCATATACCGACAGCAAAAGCGAGAAAACGCGCTGCGGAAATGTTTGCACTCAAGGGTGAATCCAACGAGGAGATACTTGAAGGTGATTTTGCAGAAAGTAAACCAGTGCGAACCTCTAAAGGTCCTGGGTTTGGAGGATTATTCAAGCGATGATCTGATATTCGTGTTCTATGACATGGCACGAATGAAGCGTCCGTATCGCCACGTTGATTTGACGATGCGGACCTCGCAAGCCGAAGTTAAGCGAACGCTCGCCCGTGACTATGCCTTGTACCATCATCTGAAAAACAAGTTTATGTTCCGTAAGATTCTCTGGGATTTTAAACGGTTCATGCCTTATGAAGATAGTTTGTTTTTGACCTCCGATTGGCAGCACTACGGTCATTTGACTAACCGTGCCCGATCGCCGTGGATAACCAGTGTTAAGGGTGTTGTCTATACGCCCGTGTTGAATATGATGTCCAAGTACAACAAGTGGCATTACGATAAGATTCAGCGTATACATTGCCTAGGTGAGTTTGATGAAGTCCAGAAAGAAATTGTTCGACGAATTGGAACGCACGTTGGCCAAACCCGACGAATCCGAATCGTCCACCGAAGGTTTGCTCGATATACAATTTAAGTTTCCTACTGATCGTCAGAAGTTGTTACGTCAACGTGGTGTTGATGGATATGCGTTTGAAGCCATGAGCCGACCGTATATTTTTGAAGACGCTGTTGTCCGTATCACTCCTGAATTGCAGAACGTACCGCCCGATCAAAAGTTGAAACCGATCAGTACGAAGCGGCAGATAAAGCTTCTCGGCTCACTGCTACGTAATCCTTTGAAAGGTAGTTACACTGCGGCAATCGGTAGTTACCCGTCTGATTCGTATGCACGTATCATTGCGATGAACATCATGGACAGAGCAATCACTGCCCAGAATAAAGGCACGTTGCGCCATAAAGCATATCCGTTGTGGCATACATTGTACGGTGGTTATTACGATTCGCTTCGTGACTCCAAGGATGACTCACCGATCAGCATGTTGATTCTCTCAAATGTTGGTCCTGACAGTACGCCGGTAAAGCTTGAAAAGTTGCGCGACCTTCTCGTGAAGTACTCGCACATACCGAAAATTGTGATCGTTAACGGAGCAGACCCTGTTTCATTCTTTGCGAATACAGTTCGTCTGCCTTTGTCTCATCCAATGTATATCTCTTCCTTGAAGAAATCGAACAGTATATTGGACATTTAATTAGGTATCCCTAATGGCTATCAATCACCAAACTATCGGTAACTCCGGTATTGATGTCGAACACTTCGCACGTCGAGTACGTCGCATCCATTCTGCACGAAGTAACGAGGTTCAGGAGGAAGTTGACCAGCTGGACTTCATCGGTAGGCTTGAGGAGTACATGCCCGACATATTCGAGTATATGTCATCCTGCGTTGAAGTACTCGAAGATCACACGCACCAGATGGAACGGGAGATTGTAGAAAACCAGCAAAAGCTCCTTCAGAGTATAGAGCTAAGTGACTCTACTGAAGTAGCTCTCACTGAGCAACTCGAAGAAAGTACCGATCTGGTTGAGGGTACTAAAGCCGTTGCAAACCCTGTTGAAGATGGAGACGATGAAGATTGGGAATTTGAAGACTTCGACGATGAAGAGTTTGAGAAGATCGAAGATGAAATGAAGAAGTCGGCTTGGGACACAGCTAACGAATCCATCCCTTACGAGCCGAAGATTCTCTATCGCCGTATCTGCCAGCTATGCCACCCGGACAAACAACCACGCGCCCTCACCCAGAAAGGCGTCGTCGTGTTGAAGGAAGTCTTCCATGAATCTCGTAAAGTATATGAGACTGGCGATAAGGTAGAACTCGGCTTCCTGTTCATTGTCGCTCGATTCTTTCGTCTGGAAGTCACAAAGATCGAGTCATTCTTCGCGCCGGTTCTTGCAGCCATGGAAGAGAAGTATGTGACTAATGACTTTGGTGACAGTAATTTGGAAGAACTGATTGAATTCCATGCACACGAAGGATTCAGTGAGCGATTCCTCTCTCTGGCCCGTCGGTTCATGGCATTACGTGTTCGCGTTTACGAATTGCAGATTCTAGGTAGCGGATTGAAGCTCCCGAGCCCACGCCCTGCTCTGCTTAAAGAACTGTTCAACTAACACTGGACGTTATCATGTTTTTCGTTATGGTCCTACTCCTCTATCGCGCCAAGAACAACACGTCTCTCTGGCAACGTACAGGTAGACCATGATCTAACCTACCTGTACTCAATCTATATAATTTATCATTCGTCTAAGTGATTAGTGTTAAATTCTATATAGGACTGCCCTCATGCAGATTACAATCCCTGTCTATAAAGAAGTCGCACAGGCTAAAGAGCTGTCACCGGCTCAGAAGGCTTATCGTGAATTCTTTCTGGACCGTCTGGAAATGTTTGACGTAAGCTCACCTGCTCAGTTGACCGAAGAAGTGAAAAGCAAATTCTTCTCCGGTATCACAGAAGCTTGGGAAGCATACAAAGAGCAGCACGGTATTGAGACGAAAGAATCTGCCACCGCCGCTTCCGCAGGTGATCTGGCTGACAGTCTCGAAGACGGCCGTCATAATCTCATTACCTCCGGTCAAGGCCGTAAGCTTCTTCTGTAGCTGGCTAAGCTCTGCGACTTCGACGATGAATGGAACGACATGGTTTCCATCGACGAAGACATTGCAGATGAGATTCTGGATGAAGTTCTGCGTGTTATCGGTAAGCGCAAAGATGCAGGCTTCACGAAACTGGTTAACCGGCTGGTGCAATACACCCGCTGACCATGTTGTACCTCTCTGGTTATTCACCAGCGTCGTAGGAAGGGTCTAACCCACCTAACCTCAATTCACATCGACGATTAACACTCGGGCCGATGTCAGTGTAGACGTATCCAAGAGGTAGCTGATTGCCGGGATGGTGGAACTGGTATACACGGGGGACTTAAAATCCCCTGGACCTTAAGGTCTTGCGAGTTCGAGCCTCGCTCCCGGTACCATATTCGTAGCGTAGCTTTAGGTGAGCCCCATCGACATACAGGTGGAAGCAGGAAGGACCGCCCTGTCGCTACGAACCTTAACTCATCCAGTCGAGGACGCACATGAAACGCTTATCTTTAATCGCTCTAATGTCACTGTCGTTGATCGGCTGTGCGAACCATGAGTATAAAGAGTATACCGACGCTCAGAAGCAGATTGAAGCCAGCCGCGCGGCCGCTGAGATTGCACGGTATCAGGCTCTGGCTGCAATTGCCAACAGCGGTGATTCTACTGCTAAAGTGGCAGCCGTTATGAGTCTTCAGTTCGGTGCTCAAAATAGCCAAGTACGGACTGCCGGTATTGCAGCGCCTGCTTCCCCTGCTGATCAGGCACTGAAGTGGGCAAGCATTCTGGTACCGTCTGTTGTGCAGGGTTACGGTATGTATGAGAATGCGCGTGTTGCCGTTGCTCAGAGCGATAACAACCGCGACATTTCCATCAACAACTCCAACAACAATGCGGCGATCCAACAGCATTCAAACAGTACCATGCAAGGTATTGCGGAGTTGATTACAATACCAGAACCTGTTGTCGTGACTCAACCTGATCCGGTTATTGTAACTCAGCCCGATCCGGTTATTGTTCCACCTACAGTTGTTGATCCGGTGATTGTTCCTCAAACACCCTAATTTAAAAACTGTAAAGATTTAGTGTTACCCATCAGTGAGTTTTCGCATTCAACGAGCTGATCATCCCTAAATGCGATCGGTTCCTTTTATAGGAACTTAAAGTTTGCTAGGTAGTAAGCCCCGACAGCTGCCAGCAGGGTGATATAGGGGAAGTCGTTCCTTAGAGAGTACCATGTTGGGTTGGTATGATCTTGACAGTGAATCGCTTCTATTTCGTATAGTTGAACGTGTATCCTCGTCGCCCGCAGCACGTTCGACCAGTAGGTGTAGGTTAGTGATTCATTTGGAACGGCGGCGCTAATTACGAGGTTGTGCATAAGCATGACTTCAAAGAATTCTCTTGCATACGAAACTATGATTGGCTGACCGGGCTGACCGGTAAGTTCCCCGCTCAGTCGGCTGCCCTATGTTGAGTATCGTATCGACCTCTGCCAATATGCTACGTCGATCACGCAGGAGAATAGCTTGCAAGGTCCGTGGGTATCTTGTGAGTCATTGGGCTGGGTTGCTGTCCCCCTGCCCACATCCCGGAGTTGCTACCGGGCGTGACCCACTTGGCACTGGGGGATTCCGGTGCCGTTAGAAGGCAAAGCGATAAACGGGCCTACAGGTCTGCCCCGTTTATTGATTCGTTCTGGTGAGCTGTCGCCTGTCTCAGCGGTACAAAGTGACCACTTAATTGCATCAGAACATCCTTAACCTGATATTAGATTCTAACCTTCTGGATCACAGTTGATAAACTAGGAGCAGCAAAGGTAGAACGTTCCCTTATACGATCAACAAGGAACACAAAGTATTTCAAGTGATTGGCATGATTCGTGAATAATACGTCCAACTCTAATGATGAGGTATCTAGTATGTGGCACCACCCCCCCTCGTAGCAGCCAATCCTATGTTGATTGCATTCTCCTTTCAGATCGCAGCGATGCAGTTGTTTATTGCCGGACCGCATCGTTCGTAAGTTTACGGGCCTATAGCTCAGTTGGTTAGAGCAGGTCACTCTCTGGGTCGGTTGCCTAGCGGCCGAAGGCTCTCGGCTCATAACCGAGTACGTAAGATACATCGCTGGTTCAACTCCTACCACTCGCACCCTCTATCCTCCCCACAGGTCTCGTGTTGGGTTCAATTCCCAAGGGGAGGGACTCTAATCTGATCCCATTTGGAGCCTTCGGGCTCCTTTTTTTGTTTCCGCTCTATGTAATCTTCGTAATTTACTGTCAGCAATACTACTGGGCATGAAGTCTGGTTGAATTGTCTTCGGTTTAAAGACCAACTATATAGAGACTTGGAGACTACAATGGCTCAAAAGGTTTACACATCTGCTGGTGTTTACACCTCAGAAACCGATATGTCCATTCGAGCATCTGAGGCTGGCGCTACAATTCTCGCCTTTGTAGGTGAATCTGCCCGTGGCCCTGCTAACGAAATTGTCGATCTGTACTCAAAGGATGAAATCCTTGCAGTACTCGGCAATGCTGATGCTCAGAAGTATGGCTTTGCTGTGCATTGCGCCCTGCAGGCTATCAAGGATGCTGATCAGATCAAGTTCCTCCGCTGCGTTGCAGACGATGCACTTACAGCGGGCGCTTACCTGACTGTGGATGACCCCACGGCTAATATCCCCAAACTGAAAATCAACGTGTTCGATGATGGTGCCAACACTCCTCAAGGTGTGCATGATCCGGAAAACACTCTCGGCTTCAAGATCAACGATGCCGACAACTTGAACCACATGGGTTTCTTCTACGCTGTCAACCCCGGTGACTGGAACAAGGAAATCTCTATCGGGATTCGTCCTTCCGTACCTGCCGGTATTGACATCAATGACGAACGCCACTACAACCCTAATCACTTCTACGTTGACGTTTTCATCAACTACAAGCATTCCGGCACACCTGCCCGAGAAACCTTCTTGGTTAGCCGTAATGTTGAAGTTGACGGTGAAGGCAACCAGATGTTCATTGAAACCCGTCTGAAGCAGTCAAACTTCATTCGCTTCAAGAACAACCCGTACTGCGGTGATGTTAAAGTCAAGCAGGAAGCCTTTGAATTCCTGGCTGGCGGTACCGACGGTTCTCGTATCCCGAATGGTGTTATTGCCAATATGTGGAAGCGATTTAACGATCCGGAAAACATCGACATCAACACCGCGGTTAACGCTGGTTACGCTACTCCAGAAGTCCATCGTGCCATGATTCAGCTGGCTGAAGATCGTTTCGACACTACAGCCGTTCTGGATTTGCCGAAAGACAAAGCTGCTCCTTCGGACGCTTATCGCTACATGCGTGAAACTCTGAACCGCAGCACCAGCTTTGCTGGTATGTATGCACCGTACCTGAAGATTCGTGACACAGAGAACGCCAAGTATCTGTTTATCCCTCCTTCTGGTAACGTTGCTGGTACCTATGCACGTACTCACAAGAATCGTGCTATCTGGTTCGCACCTGCTGGTATCACTAACGCTACTCTGAAAGTACTGGACGTGTTCCGTAAGTACAAACTGGGTGAGCGTGGTACTATGGCCCGTGCTCGTGTAAACCTGGTTCGTAAACTGACCGGTCGCGGTATCGTCGTAATGGGTCAGGACACCATGCAGCAGCACGAAAGCTCGCTGGTAAACATCAACGTTCGCCGTCTGTTGAATGACCTGAAGAAGTCTCTGGCAGCAGCATGTACCGTTAGTAACTTCGAGCCGGGCGACTCTATCACTCGGTTGACTCTGAAGGATATTGCCCGTAAGAAGCTGGCTCCTATCAAGGCTGGTCGCGGCCTGTATGACTTCGATGTTATTTGTGACGAACGTAACAACAAACCGGAATCGATTGCCGTTGGCGATCTGTACCTGTACGTTATTCTGGACCCGACAATCCCGAACAAGCGTACTCACCTGACAACCCACGTGATGCCGACTGGCACTTACTTTGAAGAAGCGTAAGCGAGGTCTCTATAATGGAACTCAAACTGGAACAATTCATCCTCAGTGCTGAAAAGCTGGCTGATATGCAGAACATGGACGAACTGAACCCTATCGTCCTGCGTCTGTCACACCCGACCAACCGCACTGTGACCGTTGTCGCTTGTGCTCAGGTTGAACCCAACACACTGGTGCTGCCGATCAACGTTGTGTGGATCGATATGAACCCGACCAGTGACAATTTCCGTAAGGCGTTGCAGCGTCAGTCCAAAGACGAAGACACCGTCGAAGGTACGATGCACACTTGGCGCATCATCAACACTATGGATGAGCTGTTTGCTATCCAGACGTATGACGCCGCAGATTCTGCGAAGCTGACCACTCAGAACCCGGTACCTGCGGCAAGCACTACCGTCATGGGTGTAGCGCGTCTGTCTTACGAACCGGAAGTATCGTCCAACCCGATCGTGGTTGCTGAAGGTGACCCGCGTCTGGCTGACCCGCGTGAACCTCGTTATCACACCCACGAAGAGCAGCCGGCTACTCAGCTCAAGACCTCCACCAGTGTTGTTACAATCGGTGGTAGCGATGAGCCTGTACCCGGTGCGACTCTGGTTGCTACTTCTTCAACCTCTGCTGTATGGCGCAAACTCACAAGTGCTGATATTCAGGCTTAAGGAGACTCTCGATGGAAGATTTGCAACTCTTCATTGAGCGAGCTATGGAACTGGCCGATAAGCGAAATCTGGCCCCGATCAACCCGATCCCCATTGTCCTGTCCGCAGGCAACGGGGAGAAGGTGATCGTCGTAGTTGCTCATCTTGAACCGAACAACACCACACTGCCGTTCAACGTTTGCTGGCTGGTGATGGACCAGAACAGCCCTGACTACGGCCACATCGTGCGTCGTATGTCCATGCTGCCTAGTACCAACTATCGCAACACCTGGATGCGTCTGACAGCATACGAAGACATCTTCGCCGAATCTCAGTACTGGGATGTTTCTGGTGGCCTGTCTTTCGGTGAAGTCGAAGTGCCGTCTGTTGGTGCTGCTACTCAGGAAGTACGTGGTCTGGTAGCTCTGAACCGTGAATATGCTCCGGAACCCGGTTCTCCGATCGTGGTGGCAACCACTGACCCGCGTATGTCCGACCCTCGTGCACCGCTACCTCATACGCACATTAAACAGCCTATTACTATGGCTGTTGGGAGTACTGGTATCAATGAGTATGTCGTAAAGCTGAACCTATTGAACGATGCTCGTATCGGTCAAGTACTGTGTCTGCAGGAAGAAGTAGAGCCTGGTATCTGGAATGCTTACTGGCGTAATGTTCAGGCTTCTGACATTCTGTATGAAGGTCCGGTGCCTGCGTCTCTCGAAATCGTTGGTCCGCCGGAAGGTCAGATCGATGAAACGATTGCGTTCCAGTTCACCGCAAATGCTACCATGAGCGATGCCTCTGTTATTAACAACGTTGCAGCTCACTGGGAGATCATTGGCGGTACCCAGTTCGGTAACATCGGTCGCGATAGTGGTATCTTCACTTCTCTTGACATTGATCAGGACGAAGTTGTTCGCGTTAAGGCAGTATGGGTTCACGAACCTTCCGGTGAATCCGCCGAAGCTTTTATGGACGTTACTGTCATTGACAATACCGTTCAGGTCAATCTGGTCAGCATCAAGATCGACGGTCCGGTTACAGTGAACGAGAACACTACCGTTTACTACACTGTTACCGCGACTTACGACAACGGTGTAACTACTGGCATCACCCCGGACGTGTTCAACTCCTCTAACCCTGGAGCTGGTCTGTTTAACTCTCTGGCAGGTTCTTTGAAGATTCCTGAACTGAGTGAAGATCAGAACACTACACTGACGGCAAGCTTCACGTTCAACGGTATCACGAAGACCGATAGTTTCGCAGTTGTTGCTCAGGATGTCACCATCTACCCTGAAAGCGCCAGCATTGTTGGTGCCGCAGTTGTGGATGAGAACACCACGTCCAACTATGCTCTGCGCGTTCAGTTCACAGATGGTTCCAGCCAGGACATCACTGACCTGACTTGGGTTAGCAGCAATATCGCTGTGGCTACAATCAACAGCAGCGGTGTGCTGACAGCAGCCATCAACGTGAATCAGGACCTGACAACTACTCTGTCTACCTCCTACACACTGAATGGTCGTACTGTAAGTGCAACACGTCTGGTAACTATTCACGACACCACGATTTATCCGCGCAGTGCTGTGATTCAAGGTAGTGCAGCCGTCAACGAAGGCTCTACTACTCAGTACCAGTTCGCCGTTACCTTCACCGACGATTCTACACAGGTCGTTACTGTAACTGACTGGGCACTGGACAACCCTGCGATGGGATCTATCTCTGCAACCACAGGTTTGTTCGTGGCTGCTGGTGATATTGCCTCTGACGCTGTGGGTGTACTGTCTGCATCTTACACGGCTTCTGGTGTGACTGTTGATGCTACTAAGCAGATCACGGTTACTGATACCACGAACTACCCGATCGATGCTTGGATCACCGGTGATCTGACCATGTCGGAGAACACTAGCCAGACCTTGGTGTTCAACGTCCGTTATGCTGACGGTACCGAAGTACCTGTTACTGTGACTGATTGGGCGGTGGATGACGACACTGTTGCTACAATCGGTTCTACAAGCGGTGTTATGCTGGCTGCTGTTAACCTGTACGAGAACAAGCCGGTACGTGTTACTGCTTCGTACTCCGAACACGGGCGCACTCTGACAGCTTCTCTGGACATCACCGTTCAGGACACCACGAACTACCCGCTGTCCGCTACAGTGTCTGGACCTAACGCTATCAATGAAGGTGACTCCGCTACTTACGCGCTCAACGTTACCTTTAACGATGGTTCGACCACTTCAGTTGCTGCTGAATGGGCTGTTACACCTCAGGGCACTATCAATACATCTGGTGTTGTTCAGGCGCCGGCTAATGTCGATGCTGACACTCCGATCACCGTGTCTGCTTCGTATACCAAAGACGGCCGTACGGTATCTGCCAACAAGACGGTTACCTTGCGTGACACTACAGTATATCCGGTATCTGCTGAGATTCTGGGTGTTGCAACCGTTGAAGAGGCCGCAACCCGTCAGTACCAGCTGGAAGTAACGTTCACCAACGCTACCAAAGCTGTCGTCACTGTAACTGATTGGGCAAGCTCTGACGAAACTGTCGGTACTATCAACGCTAACACCGGTTTGTTTACCGCAGCCGCTGTTGCGACCGAAGGTACTACCCGTATCTCTGCGTCTTACACAGACAAAGGACGTACGGTATCTGCCTTCAAAGACGTTGTTGTACAGGACACTACCGTCTATCCGGTTAGCGGACAGATCATCGGCTCTAGCACTATCGAAGAAGGCACCACTTCTAGCTACACCCTGCAGGTTACGTTCAGCGACAACACTGTTTCTAACGTACCGGCTACTTGGTCCAACACCAATACTCAGGCTGGTGTAATCAACGCAACTACTGGTTTGTTTACTCCTCCGGGCAACATCGCTCAGGACATCGCAACCACGATCGAGGCTTCGTACACTGCTGAAGGTCGTACCGTTACCGCAACCAAGGGTATTACAGTTCTCGACACGACGGCGTATCCTGTATCAGCGGTCATTAACGGCGCTGCGACTATTGATGAGAATGGTACTGAGCAGTACAGTCTGCGTGTAACCTTCGACGATGACACCTCTGCAACTGTAACCGCTGATAGCTGGACTAGCGCCAACGATCTCGCCGGTGCTATCGATGCAGCAGGTCTGTTTACCGCTCTGGGTAACGACACTGACACCAACATCACTACTCTGTTGACCGCCACTTATGAAGTGGATGGTGTGTCCGTAACAGCGACCAAGACTATCGGTGTGGTTGATACTACTAACTACCCGCAGTCAATCAACATCACTGGTCCGCTGTCTATTGCCTCTGCTGGTGATAGCGGTGCCAACACTTACCAGTACACTGCGACTGTGACTTACCGTCATGGTAACACTGCCGTAGTTAACGGTGTTTGGGGTGTGGCTGGTCAGACTGAACTGGATAACGTCGGCTCTATCGATGCAAACGGTCTGTTGACTACCAACCCGGATGCAGGTGGTGCTACCCGCGCCATCACTGTCAGTGTCAACTACTCTGAAATGGGTAAAGACCTGGGCGATACTCAGAACATCACCTTCAACGTTATCCCGCTGCCGGAAACTCTGTCTATCTCTGGTCCGACAGAACTGGCTAGCGAAAGCAACGGTGCTTACACTGCAACAGTTGTCTATGACACTGGAACCAGCTCAGGTGTTGACGCTACTAGCTGGGAAATCGATGTTGATGGTTCAATCGCCTCTATCAACTCTGCTGGTGAAGTGGTTACTGGTCGCCCGGTTGCTGACACTCTTGCAACCATCACCGCAACTTATGACGCATACGGTCGCAGCGTATCCGCAACTACTCAGGTGACTATCAAGAAACCTGCTGTCCTGACAAACATCACCATAGCTGGTGATTCTACTCTGGCATCCAGCGGTACCACGCAGTACACCGTGACCGCAGCGTTTGATGACGGTAGCTCTCTGGATGTTACTCAGAACGCATCTTACACTGTAGATAACGCCGCAGCCGGTGCGTTCGATGCCATCACTAAGGGTCGATTCAATGCTGCCGCTGTAACTGAAGACACAACCGCAATCCTGACATTCAACTACACCTACGAGAGTGTCACCAAGACTGCGACCGTGAACCTTACAGTTAACGCTCCGGTAGCAACTGGCTCTGATCTGCCTCGTTGGGGCGTAGCGATGTTCTCTGATACCGACTTCACCGGTGGTCCGGCTGGCGGTACTGACATTGACTACGACATCCCGTATGAGCAGTGGACTGGTATTCAGGACTTCGCAGATAAGGTTATGACTAACCTCATGGCTACTGCGACTACTGAAGAGTTCACTATCGATCTGGGTCAGGCGCAGTACGGTTACTTCATGCACTTGAAGGACCTGTCTACGCAGGCAACTTTCACCGACACAGCTAACGGATTCCCGGGCGGCTGGAACGGTGCTACTTGGACACCTGAAGGTGTGATGGGTAGTGAGTTTACTCCGATCGAAGTCACTTATGACTGTGGCGATGGTCTGGGTCCGCGTCAGTGGCTCATCTATCGTACAGACTGGGGCTCACTCGGTCAGTTGACTTACCGCGTCGAGTATTAACAGACAATGAGCGGGACCTAGTGTCCCGCTCTTTTCGGAGATAACCATGCCGATTTACTTATCAGGGTTCATCCTCCCGACATCGAAATCTATACCGTTTATCCTCGAAGACGTTTATCTTCGTGGTGGTTTTCGCGTTGTAGCAGACCTCGAAACTCGGGATACGATGAAATCCGCAGCAAGAAAAACAGGTTGTTTGGTGTATGTTGAGTCCGAAGATACTATCTTCCAATACAACGGCGGATGGCAAACCTTTGACATCACCAAATACGTTAGCATAGCCTCTCCATTGGAATTTGCTGTTGACGAAACGACCGGTAAGCAAACGCTCACCGTAGCACAAGATCGCATTCTACCAACCAGTCCTGAAACTGGAACGCATGTACTCGTGCGTACAGACGAAGGTATCACATGGGTAGAGTCCAATGCCGTTGGTGGTGGTTCAGGTCTTCCTGATACAACTTCTGCCGAGCCGGGTATGTCTCTTGTACTTGATGCTCAGAAGAATCCTATCTGGGGACGAATACTGCCTCCTATAACGGAAGTTACACCGGAACGTAGTTCGCTCATCATAGAAAATGGGCAACCTAAGTGGGGTCAGCCGGTAACATCGTCTGCTCGCAAGGCAACAAACTTCGACTTTGGTGTGGTGACAGCGAGCGCAACGAAGCAGGCCTCGTTCACCATCGAAAGTAGTACGATTATGATTCTGGCTCTCGAACTTACGGCACCAGATGTCCTGATCGAGATTCACAACACCAATGCATTTGAAGATACTAACCCGTATTCATTCTTGTCTAGCGGAGTTAAGTTGTCTGATGATGGTGTGACATACGATAGTGAAGGGCAGGAGATTCCTTCACGTCGTTATGCGTTCTATACAGATGCAGATGATGGACGTGAGATTCATGTTAGTGTCACAAACAACTCCACTATCGACCAGACAGTCGGCGTAAACCTGACTTATGTCTCTATGGAGTAAACCATGATTAAGGCAGTTGCAGTCAATAAAAGTATACCTGATCCTGAGGATATGCTCTGGTATCAGTACTCCGCTTCACGTAAGCGGACCCTTGAGTCAAAGAATCAGCGCCATGAACTGGTGCTAGAACCAGGTGAAATGGTCGGGTTGAAGCAGTCTACTCGCGGTACATCTGCCGGCAATTATCTGGTTATGCTCGGCTCGAAGCGTCATGTTATATTCCGTAACGTGGACTTCCGTGCCATAAAGAACATGATCTCACGTAATGTTCTGGTACCTGCACGTTTCGATGGACGTAAGCAGAATACCGAAGGGCGCAACGCTCATCACCGCTCTCGCACGTCCGCTCCAAACAAGCTCAAGGATATGCGCTACAACCCGCGTGTTGCCGCAGAAAAGTCCTATTATGATCGCGCCAACTATCAATGGCGTAAGGTCAAAGCCCCTAAGCCGATTCATATTACGGCCCGTAAGTCTACAAAGACCAAAGGTAACATTCGTAATAATGATGTGATCGGTGTTCGTTTCAAGAACAATACCATCGGCGGTTATCTGATTCTGCCGAACGGCGCCCGTGTGAACATTAGCGCGGAACTCTACGATGAGATTGTCCAGTCTTCTACAGTTTTACCTTCCTCTCGCCAGATGAAAGGTGAAGTGAGTCTGAAGGAAGCGAACCTCAATCTACCCAAATCTACTCGCACTCCTCGCGTTAAGATTCCGAAAGTGGAACCTCGTGAAGACATCGATATGATTAAGCGTATCAAAGACTACAAGAACGAAGTGGTCGATGATTGGGATGATGAGGATGAGTTCGAGGAAGATACCGTTCAAGACACCGAAGTTGATACAGATGTCGAAGACGATGGTGTTGAGATGGAAGAAGATGACATGGACGAGGATGCTGAACCGGAAGAAGATGACATGGACGAGGATGCTGAACCGGAAGAAGATGACATGGACGAGGATGATGAGCCGGAAGAAGATGACATGGACGAGGATGCTGAACCGGAAGAAGACGCTAGACCGTCCAACCCTCAACCGGAACGTATACCTCGCATGGCAACAACGCCTAAGAGCCATCTGCCTGCAAGTGTTATCAAGCGCGGTAACTTCATTACCAGTGGGTTGCAGCAAGGTACACCGTACTACATCGTAGTGTCGGAGAAGGACATGGGTTCCTTCATGGAATACCACGTCTACAACACAGATACACAAGACATCCGTAAGCTGCGCATCCCGAGCAATACGGATATGGCTGGCTACAAAGATATTCGAGTCGGCGGACGTGCCGAACCGGAAGCCATCCGCGAAGCCTTTAAAGCCTATCGTGATTCTGTAAATAATAACCAGTTCTCTGATAAAACGATACATGAGGTGTAAGAATGAAGCTGACAAGGGCGGTGATCCGTAAGATTGAGGAAAATCCCGAACACTTTGCCAGTCAGTTAACATTGCGCGAACTCAAAGAGTTGCTGATCCACTTGGACTACGAATACCATGATCTGAATGCCGAGCGGGTCAGCAACGAAGCTTACGACATCCTACGAGAAGTATACAACGGCCGCGCTAAGCGGCCTTATGCTCGTGTTGGCCATCGTTCGTCTCACCGAGAGCGTGATGTTAAACTGCCTGTTAAGATGGGTAGCCTGACAAAGGCAAAGGTAGGCTCTCGTGAGTTGGACAAGCTGATTGCCAAGGGTGGTCCTTATGTCATCAGCGACAAGGAAGACGGTATCAGCCTTGAGTTGATATACGAGAACTATACGCTGGTTCATTGCTATCAGCGCGGTGATGGTAGTATCGGTACAGAGACGGACGGTATCATAGAGTCTCTGAATTGCCCGAAACGTATCTCTACCAAGAATTTGATCGTGCGTGTTGAGTTCACCGTAAACAACTCCACGTTTGATCGCTATATGTCTAAGAAGGCTGGTACCGGTACCTTCCAGACAGCACGTAACGGTGTGGCAGGGTTGGCAAATCGTAATAAACCGAACCCGCAGATCAGTAAAGTTAAAGTCATGGCCCACGAGATACTCAAAGGTAAAGGCTCTAACTTGGCACCATCTGAGCAGTACAAGGAATTGAAGCGCCTCGGCTTCACTCCCGTACCATACAAGGTTTATGATCGCATCGACGGTGATATGCTCACTCGCTTGCTGGCTACTCGCAAGAAGAAAGCCCGTCGTGAAATCGATGGTCTGGTAGTCGCTCTCGACAAGCCTTATAAGCGAGTCAACGGTAACCCTGACCACATGTTCGCCTTTAAAGTGAACGATAAAGAGAACTCTGTCGTAGTGACGGTCAAGGAAGTGGAGTGGAATCAGTCTCGCTACGGTAAGCTTCCGCCTCGCGTTATCATCCCGCCGACTACCATTGGCGGTGTGACTGTTACCTACGCAACAGGTCACAATGCTTTCTTTATCGATCACGGTTACAAGTCTACGGAGAAGAATCCTCCGTACAGCCCACGTCCCATCAACAAGGGTGCCAAGGTTCGTATTCTGCGTAGCGGTGATGTTATCCCTCAGATCATCGAGGTGGTCAAAGCGTCCCCAACACCGTCTACACCTGACGTGGCTCACAAGCGCAAGGGTGTCAACTACTACGCGGTAGATAAGTCCGATGATAAGACCGTTCGCGCTTACACATTCTTCTTCTCCACGTTGAAGATAGACGGCATCAAGTCAGGTACGATTGTCGATCTGATGAATCGCGGCTTCATGCACTTGGAAGACATTGTGTATGCCGAAATGGAAGACTTTCGTGATGTAGGCCTGACTGCCGCAACCGCGTCTAAGCTTGCCCGTAATATCAAGGCAGGTATTGAGAACGCAGACGTTGCCACTCTTGCCGTAGCCTCTGGTGTGTTCGGTTCAGGTATTGGTGATAGCAAACTGCGCCCTATCTTTGAAGCTAAGCCAAATGCCTATATGCTCAAGGAACCTGCTATTCACAAGCTGCTTGAGTCTATGCCTGGGTACAAGACTACCATCCCGCAGATTTGTGCGGGTATGATCAAGTATCGCAAGTGGTTGAAGGATATGGGTATCAAACCCATGCCTCCGAAGAAGGCCGAAGTAACTGGTAATAAGATGAAGGGCAAGAACGTCCTATTCACCTCTGTCCGTGACGAAGAGTTGAAGAAGTGGATCATTGCTAATGGCGGTAAAGTGGTAAGCTCTGTCGGACAGGCAAACCTGCTCATCGTTAAGAATATGGATGCTTCCAATAAGAAGACGGACTACGCTAACGCTAACGGCATTCCGATCATCACGGTTGCAGACTTCCGTGAGGAAATGATGTGATTATCTCCTTGTCAGCACACAAACCAGCTTCCGATTTGAACCATATCGTCAAGAATATGGTTCGTCTTATGACCGGCGATACTTCCGTATACGGGAAGAAGCGAGATCGGCATTGTCACTCGATAAGTGCCGATTATATTATGGCACATGCGAATCGCAGCAATATGTACGTGGCCTTTGTCGGAGCCAATCGTACAACGGTTATGCACTCTTTGATCGTAGAGAATGGGGTTATAGTAAATGATATGGTTTCCAATAAGGAAATCATACAAAACGAGGACGGCGAGTATGTCTATCGTATGCACAAACCTTCTGGAAAAAGCGATGACTTCACCATAGTTGCTATATTCAAGTGCAGTGACTTTATCGCCTTAAAGGATAACTTCGCTCGATTTAGTTCTCTTTTTCCTCATATTAAACGGTACTCTCCTCAGGAGATTTTTGGATGAAACTAGCAATCTACGCCATCTGCAAGAACGAAGCCAAGCATATCGAACGCTGGTACAATAGTGTCAAAGAGGCTGATGGTATCTTTGTTACAGATACCGGCTCTGTCGATAGCTCGGTTCTTATGATGGAGAGCCTTGGTATCACCGTCAATTCGGTGAACGTTACTCCATTCCGTTTCGACACTGCACGTAATGCGAGCCTGAATTTCGTTCCTGAAGAATACGACTATGCCATGTTCATTGACATGGATGAAGTTCTTGAAGATGGTGCGATTGCCAAGATCAAGGCAGAGATTGAGCGTTCAAGCCAGTCAGCGTACTACACTAACTTGATCTTCAGTCGTCAGGAAGATGGCACTCCTGGGATTACATATAAGCGCTTGTGTGTTCACAAGCGTAAGTTCTTTTACTGGCGTTATCCTGCCCATGAAGTACTGGAGTCTCATCTGCCGTCCAACGACGTTACTTATGGTGATATTCCAGTGTCTGTTGAGCATCTGCAAGACACTGCTAAGGATCGTACCTTCTATCTTAATTTACTTAGATTGGGTTATGAGGAAAATCCTAATGACCCACGCTGTGTTCTCTACTATGCCCGAGAGTTGATGTACGCTGGAGCTATGTCCCAGGCCCTGACAATGTTCACGTATCATCTATCAATCGAGCCTAATGCCGAGTTACGTTGTCAGAGTGCCATGTATGCTGCGGAATGCTGTGGTGGTGATCTCATTTCCACCGAGAGTTACCTGCTACGAGCCTGCTCTGAATTCAACTTTGCGCGTGATCCATTCTGCCGACTGGCGGAACTGTATTTGTCTCACGGTATGACAGGTGCTGCTTACGGTATCCTGAATCGTGCCGATGGTGTCGAAGATCGTACCAGCCTGCTTATCAAAGATGAGCGTTACTACGGTAACTGGTTTCTTCACGTATATGCGGCCACTGCATACAACTCTGGTAACGGTGATGAAGCCAAGCGTATTATGCTGCGCTTGCTGGAAAGCGATCCTGGTACTCTGCAAGGTAGCCTGCTCACAGACGTATTGGTTATCTTCAAGGATCATATAGTAGACGGCCAGCTTGATCTCTCAGGGTTCAAGAATGAGGAAAGCTAGATGCTTATAAGTCTAGGTTCTGCCGATGTTTCACGGGTAACGGAGAGCGCGTTTCTCTCCATGTCCCGTGGTGATCAGAAGAAGTATCTGGAGCGGTTCCCTAAGAGCCGCCATCGCTTCCTGATCAAATCAAAAGACAAAAAGAAAGGCCGTAAGCTGAACAAGGAAGAGTTTGATTCGATGTCTGACTCGCATAAGAAGAGTTACATTGATCGTAATCCTAAGAGTAAGCACAAGCCTAAAGAACGTAAAGGTAAGAAGATCAAACGCGAAGCAGATCATTCTACCAAGGCCGAGAACACCAAGAAGCATAAGAAGGCTAAGCGTGAGCGCGGTAAGAAAAAGGCCGAACAACGAGATACGTTGAACGTCGCTGGTGTTGGTGCTATCTCAAAGAACCAGCTAACTACTCTTCCAGCCATCAAACAGCAGCACCTTCATAAGGCCGCTGCAAACATTGAAGAGAATCGTGAAACCATACACGAGACTATCAATGAGCAGTTGAAAGATCGCCCTGAGTTTAAGCAGGACGGTTTGGCAGGAGTACGCGCTTTCCTGAACGGTGATGATAAGTACAACGCCGCTTATGATGATGCAGAAGATGCCGCTTATGATGATGCAGAAGATGCCGACTTCACCGAAGAAGATTACCAGTCCGATTCAGAAGAACAACCCAAGAAGAAGAATAAGAAGAATAAGAAGAATAAGAAGAAGGGATTGTTTAAGACACTCAAGAACAAGTTCAAGCACAAAGACGGCCATGCGATGCTCAACCTCATCGTCAAAGCAACTATTCTTGCAGGTGGTGTAGGGTTAATGGCCGTCGGCGCAGGTCCGTTAGCCCTTGTAGTTGGACGTGGGTTGATTGATCTTGCAGAAGACTTCCGGGGTATTGCTTCCGAGCAGGATGATGCTGACACTAAGACCATCGACGATGTTATCGATCTGGTTGTCACTTATCTGCGTAATGTAGATGCCAAAGACCTTACTTCTATCACGGAGAAGACCTTCGCAGCCGTTGCTTCGTCTGACGAATATAGCGAATACTCCTTCACGGTTGATTGTGATGCCGATGAAGATGTCGTTCGCTCTGTAATCTGCAAGGCCCTTGAAGACGGTAAGGTTACGTTTGACTCCGATGAAGAAGGGAACATCATTTCTTCGGCCGGTGATCTGATCATTAATATTGGTTACGATGCCGGTACTCAGATCGGTAGTGGGAACAATCAGATTTCTGGTGACCCTGCTTATGATTCATCGGTTCAACGTAGTCACACCCTCAACATTGAAACTCTACGTAAGAGAAGTAGACGATGAAGATGAATGTCAACGAAGGCTTTCGTTCGCAAGCCAGCTTGTCGATAGGTTTACCTGCCATCGATCTGCACAAGAATAAAGCTCAGATCAATAAGAACACGTTGGAAGTATCCAGTAAAGATGCCGGTGGCGAAGCCCGTCTGCTGGACTTCAATATGTGGCTCCCTTCTGCGTCTGAAGTGTATCGAATCAGTGCCGACCCGCGTGATTACGTTGTAGTACCTGTACCTTCAATCGTAACCAATATTCCCAATACGAACGGTGACTCAGCTTCGATGAAGGAGCTCACTCGTTTCCAGCCAGACTACGGTTGTCAAACGTTTCGTACTTGGGTAGGTAAGCCAACGTTTGAAGAACATGCTAACACTGACGTGACGAAGGCGAAGGGCGTTATCTTGGACGTGTTCCTACGTCCTCTGCCCAAGTACCCTCGTTACGCCAAAGTCGTGAAGTTGCTGGCCTTCGACCGTACGAAAGACGGTGTATTGGTCAACGACATCCTGACTCGTAAGATTGACACGTACTCTATGGGTTGGATGTATTCTACCTACATCTGCTCTGTATGCGGAGCCCATGTTGGCCGTGGCGTTGGTCGTCCTTGTCCTCATACTCGTCCTCAGCAGCCTACCTACTGCAACGAAGAAGGCAAGCTGGCTTATCGTATCTGTCAGAGCATACACGGATTTGAAACATCGGCTGTACGTAACCCGGCTTACGTCTCAGCGCAGTCCCCGTTTGTGTATGATCTGTCTCGTTTGTGAGTCTGGAGGACTACATGATCATATCCTTAGCGACTAAGCTCGACTATGCAGATTACACTGGTAACTCTGGTGTATACGCCTACGTGATCCCAGACCCTGCCGTGAAGTCGGTGATCTATGAGGCATCCAAGCGCCTCGGCGTGGACGTTGACGTTGAAAAGCTGCACATTACAATCATGTATAGCAAGGAACTATCTATTCCCATGGACCTATACCAGTCCTTTAAGAATGATATGCCGGGAGTAGATGCTTGGTTGATCGGACTTGAGACCTTCATCGGACATAAAGGTACTCGCGCACTTGCAGCCAATGTTTGCTCTCCGGGATTGGCCGTCTATCATGGGCGACTGGCTCGCGCTGGTTGTAGTCACTCTTTCCCTATGCTCAAGCAGCATATCACACTGACTATGGAATCCGAAGGTGTTGATGATGGATTGATCGAGAACATCAGCCGTGATTTGGCAGTCTCTCCGATCAAGTTCAAGACATCTTCTGTGATCATTGGTGACGTGCGATGAGTGAGAAGAAACGCCGCGTTAAAGTAACGATCAGACGAAAGAAAGGGGCTCCGAAACTAATCCCTAAGCTGGGAAAAGAATCGGAGAATAACTTCCGCGTTTACCTGTGGCCGGGGCACTTAAAAGAATGAGCTTAATATGCACAACACCTTACGTACAGCCGCCACCGCCGGACCTGTCTCTGGATAAGACACAACAGGTTCTTTACGGTACCGGTCGTATTGAAGACTACACTAACTCAGGCCAGATGTCAGCGGTATTCATACGCTCTCTGAGCACTCCATACGAGACGAATGCCATCAGTTTCAATCAGGCACTTGAGCAAGATTACTTCTACGTTCTTGTACCTGCTGACTACGGTGAAACCACGTTTCGTGATTCTAACGGCATGGTCGGCGGTTTCGATGGTGCGTCCTGGCCGCTCGACGATTGGGCTGAAACTCTTGGTGGGGTGCCTGTATACTACAACTACCGCGAGTATCTTCTCTATCGTACCGACTGGCCGGGTAACTGGGCCAACACCTACTACTTGAGCTTCGAGAATGGCTAGAATCAATATCCAGTTGTGGGAATCTGATCTGCCTTATCGTGGACGTACAATTAACGGTACTTATGTCGAAGAACCTGAAGAGGACGCCGACGAAAAGCAGCTCGTTAATCGTATTAAACGAACCCAGAAGCGAGACAAGGACTCTGATCAGCAGGTAGAAACTCCTGGAAAGCGTCCTCGTGTCTCGGTTAAAAACTTCTTGGGGAGAAGGGAGCGTCACGATGACTACCAGTTATGGTAATACGTTAAATGATACAGCGGTACCTGGACTCAACCCGGAAGAACGGCCGGCTTGTGTATGTGGGCGCCCTGTGTCGTGTGACGGTGATTCAACCTGTCCCGGTTACGTTTTAATGCGTACCAACGGAGAGAAAGGAATGGCAATACCTTACACAAGGCTCGAACTTCTGTTGGATGATCTGTGTGACTCTAACTTGAAGTTGGTACTCGCTTCTAAGCTTACGGCTTCTGAGTACCTACAAGCACAGTCTACCAATCGGGTATTTCGAGATAGTAAAGGACGTATATTTGCCGCTACTCCTGACGTATGATCCGACGCACTCAATCCGAAGTGGCACCCCTGAATAAGGTAAGTGCGCTTCGGATTTTTCGTTTCCAACAACTTTAGGTCTCGATAATTTACACCAAACTAAAGGAGATTCTATCATGGCTGGACAACGTGTTATTCGTCTAGGTGTGGATCGCTCAACAGGTCACGGGTGTTTCCCTCCTACCGTACCTTCATCAGCAAGCCCTGATGTGTACGCCAATCAGATCGCTATGGTGCGTCTTACCGATACTTACGTACCTCACTGCTGTAAAACCTGTCACACACCTGTGGCGACAGTTGCAAGCGGTACTGTATTCGTAAATCAACTAGGTGACCACCGAGACGGTGACGGGCATTCTTGTGGAGAGTCTGCTGCTAATGGTTCGCCCGATGTGTTTGCAGGTAGTTAATTATGCCTACGTATTCTGATATTAACCTGTATGTGACCCGTTATACGAGTAAGGAACTGGCTGAAGATTATGCCTCGATAGATCAGAATATCTTCCTGATCGTTCTTACTCCACTTGGATCTAAATGGCGTAAACCTCGTCTCGGTACAAACATCATCGCGTATCTGTTTGAACCTATGGATGAAGTGACTACCGACAAGATTCGTGCTGAGATAAAAGGCCTCTTCATCCGTAACGCAGAGCCTCGTATTACAGTGACCAATGTAACCGTAACTCCTGATTACGAAAACCAGAATTACATTGTTTCCATTACGTACATTGCGGTACAGATCGGAGACAAACCATACACCCTTCGTTTCGGTTTGAATTTGCAAGTTGCGTGAGGTAGCCAATGGAAATCAGCAAAGTAGTAGTAGATGAAGAGGAACTGCGCCAACGGTTCCATGTAGAGTTGAGTCGTTCTAATGCGTGGAAGGACTTGATGCCTACTAACGTAGGTTCGACTGTCATGGATATGGTTGCCGGCGCTACGACTATCAACCAGCATGCCATCTTCACCAGTTTGCGTGAAGCGTTCCTTACAAAGGCACGTCGTGCGTCATCCATACATGAGAATATCGTATCTAAAGGTATCTCGCTCAGCCGACGTACAGGGTCATCAACCACAGCACGTCTGACAAACAACTACCCTGAGACTCGGTTGTTGCCCGTTATGTCTCAATTCATGGTAGACGGTGAGTTGTTTTACAATCGTGAGCAGTTGGTGTTTGCACCGGGTTCGACAATCGGTGAAGTTCATCTGTATCAAGGCGAAGTATTTGACCTTGAGTTTGATTTGTCCACTTACGACTCACTGGAGTTTAACACCTTCACACTCGGTATCCCAGACTTCTTCGTATCACACAACGACCTTCAAGTGTCTGTCGAGAACAAAGACTCTGGTGATGTTGTCGTATGGAATCGTACCGAAGAGTCCATGTTCGACTTGACTGATACGGATAACGTCTACTACGAGTTCACTACAGGCTCAGGTGACGTTGCGTTCTTGTTCGGTGATGGGGAGTTCGGTGCCAAGCTGTCTAGCAACGCAATACTACATATTCGCGGCGTTAAGTCTAAAGGTAGTGCAGTTTACGGTATCAGCGGTTCTGAAGTACGTGCTGTAGAGTATCCATTAATTGGAGGTACGACGACCACATCTATGGTGCGTGGCTCTGACGTTAAGGACCCTGCTTACTACAAGCAATTCGGTCCTTTGATGGCACGCTCACGCAAGAAAGCTATAAGTAAGACTGAGGTGCGTGGTTGGATAATGCGCTACCCCGGCGTTGCTGACGTGTCCTTGTTTGTTCAACGCGACATTGCACCGAACGACCCGCGCTGGCAGAACGTTATGCGTATCTGCATCCTACCAAAGACTTCCGATCACTGGGGCGGTTCAAATCCTAACCCGAAGTCTGCTCAGTGGGACCTGTTCATTGACGATATTGAAGACACCGTTCAAGCTCTCGGCCAGTTGCAGACTTGGAACCCTTCTAAGGTCTACGTGTCTGTAGCTTTGACTGCATACATTAAGCAGGGTTACGTGGTATCAGAAGTGAAAACTCTGATCACCGAACGAATCCTGAAGTTGTTTAAGCGACGTGCTGGTATTCTCGGTCGTGAGCTGACGTTGCATGATATTAACCGTGCGGCCACAGTAGAAGGGGTGGACTACATTAAAGTCATTTCACCTACAACTTCCATAACTCCGAGCGATGCTTCGTACTACGTTGTGTTGGACGGCGAACCCCTTGTCAATGTCGTATACACCCAACGTAAGGGCGATGTACTGGGAGATAGTTGATGAAACCAATCTCGTTTGAAGGTCTTGAGCCGGATATTTTCTTCGCTCAGACTTGGTATCAGGATTTGGCTACAGCGTATGCCAACTTCCTGAACAAATACATACGTGATCCGATGAATCAGCTCGAACATATTCGGGATTATAGTTACGGCCGTGATCCAGAAGTCTTGCAGATGGCTCTTGAAGACATGGGCTTCATCTTGCCGGAAGACATTGCTGGTCACAACTATGATACGCTTCATCATGTCATGCACCAACTCCCCAATTACTGTGATCGCTCGGGTACCAAGGGGTTCGACCGTCAAATATCCTTTCTCATGGGGCGATACGTTACTACAGAGTCCTTGTATACGAAAGACTACCAGAACTTCTACCCTCAGCCTATGGGTGCGTTGCAGGTTGACGGCGGTGAGTGGTATAAGACTACACACGTCAATCTTTCTATGCAGATTCTTCCTGGGGACGCTCACCTTGCAATCCCAGAAGGTAGCTCCCGTAAAGAAAGGTTGTTGGAAGTATTCTACGACTTCGCACCCTGGCATCTAGTTGTCAAGGAAGCTTATGAGACTATAGGTATCGGTGGCGAACTGGGTCTTGCAGGCTGGGTTGCCAAGTTTCCCAAACGTTACCTCTATCTTGGCGTCGGTGCCAACACGTTAGACAACTTTCGCCTCGAAGGTCCAACTGACGTTAAAGAGCTCCAGACCGCGCAGTACGAACTGTTGGCTGATGAAGTTTACGTTGGTGAAGATGGTACACCTATAACATACACACGTCGTTTAGGTAATGACGCCACTTACACTTCATCCCGCACAGGCCTTGTGAACTTCCGTGGCGGTGAAGCGACGTTCGGCTCTGTCGATTACGATGTACCTGTTACCATATACGCCACGTACAAAGGCTCCGGTGCGAGCTTGAATGTCACAGTTCGTAATGACGTTGAGACTATTACGGCTATTCGTATTGATGGTCCTACTAAGGTTGACACCAATGATGTTGAAGTGTACGAAGTGGTCGCAGAAACCCTTGGCGGTGATGAGCCTTTGATCGTACCGATTCGTTGTACGGATGTCGAGGTGGCAATCGAAAACTGGGCGGCCGACTTCACTCGCGTGTCTGAAGACAAGGTCGTTTACATTGAAGCGTCTCTTGATACAGGTAAGCGTGTTCTTAGTACCGCGTTGCCTGTTACCGTATTAAAGGTTGATCGCGTTACGGTTGAACGTTTGGAGATCAGCGGACCCTCAACAACCCGTTCAGACTCCGTTGTTAAGTTTATCGCCACGGCTTTCTTCTCTGACGGTACGCATAAGGATGTTCTAGCATACTGGACATCCAGTGCTGCTGAGATTAAAGTAGAACCCGATGGTACGTCTCGCGTACTTCCGTCCGACGACGGTTACACTGCAACTATAACGGCATCGTACACGTTTGGTTATGTGAATGTATCGGCTACACACGAGATCGATGTGGAAGACGGTATCCTGACAGTTGTTAGCCTGACAGTTGTTGGCGAGCAGACCATCATCGAGAACTCGAAGCGCCAGTACCGTGCATTGGTTCGTTATAGTAACGGTGATTCTGCATACGTTCGTGCCGACTGGAGCTCAACCAAGTACTCTATAGATGAAGCAGGTGTCTTGACTGTTGGTTCTATCGGTGAGAAGCCTGTGGACTTCCGAGTACGTGCCCGTCTGCCTAATATCACTGCCACAAAGGACATCGTTGCACAGAAGGAGCCTACCGTGATGAACGCTATTGTTATCACGGGCTCGTCTTATGTGAATGAAGGTAACATCGTCAAGTTCCGTTGCTACTCTCAGTACAGTAACGGTAAAGAGTATGAAGTTACACCTGAATGGACAATCCGTAATCGGTATCGCTGGGCAAACATTTCCGAGAACGGTTTGTTTTCATTCAGCAATCCTGAAACAGGTGTTATCGACATAGAGGCAACATTTACTCATGGCGGTCGTGAATACTCTGCATCTATACCTGTCGTTTTGATACCAGAAACAAAGATCATTCGCGGCCTTCTGATTAATGGACCTAACGAAGTGGCAGACGGTGAACGTATCTTCTTGACCGCTACCGCAGTGTACTCCGATGGTTCCACAGAGCAAGCTCAACCCGTCTGGGAAACACTACCGTTCGACGAAGCCAATGACGACGAAGCTATGGTTGATGTCGTTAGCCCTGGCGTTGTCCAAGGTCGCCCTGTCGATGTAGAGACAAAGGCAATCGTTCGAGCGCGTTACTTCAAGGAGGTGGCGGAGTTTGTAGTGACCGTTAAACCGTACGTTTACGATCAGATGCCTGAGGTCCTCACTTCCCGTATCATAGGACCCGATACGTTCAATTCTGACGAAACAGGTAGTTACGGTCATGCGATCATATTCGCCAACTGTGACGAAGAGACAGAGGTATCCGGCGACTGGACGCTCGACATCGATCCGAACGTGGCTCGTGTTGACCAGTACGGTAACGTCCTGTCCGTTAACGGTAAGAGTGTGACAGGTACATTAACTTCGACATACACTTGCGGTAATGAGACAGTGACGGCCTCCAAGGTAATAAGCATCGTATCGGTGGGAAATCCCACTATAGATTCTCTTGTTATTCGAGG